GAATGAGGTTAAGGGAATTAATAGATTGACTTATGATATTTCTTCTAAACCACCTGCTACTATTGAGTGGGAATAGGGGAAAAACCTATTATAAGTTAGTAAAATTGTTAATTTGAAATTTAACTGGACTTAATTTGGACTTAAAATAGAAACAAGTATATAAAATCAGTAAAAATTGGTAACATAAAAAGCAGGATTAATTTCCTGCTTTATTTTTGTAAATTATATTTTATATTAAAATCTTTATATGAATTTAATTCAAAGCTATATAATGATTTCAATATAATCCATAGCATATGATTTATATCTTCTTTTTTTATGTTATTATTGACCATGCATTCTTGCTCACATTCATAAATAAATTCATCAAGTTTATTTTTCATGTCTTCATCAAAAAATATAGTTTTAGAAAAGAAATTTCTTATGTTTTTAAACTCATCTTTATATGCTAGGAGCTTGTCATTTCTCTTCTGATTATTTTCAATTATGGATATAATTCTATTAAAATAGCCTGTACAGTTAGAAAGATCATCTGAATTTATACTTACCTTATACCAAAATTTTTTAGCCTCATCTTGTTTATTAGAATTAATCTGGTACAAAAGAAGCAAGACGTTAACTACAGAAGTAATGGCTAAAATAGCAGTGCAAATTAAATTAATATAATTTTCCATATACTCACTTTCCTTGTAATCTGTGTATTAAATTTTCAGGTGTTATTTCACTAAGAACAGTATCTATTCCATATTCTATATCTTTGTCAAATAATTTTTTATTTTCATCAGGATCTTCATACTCAAAATTATATCTTTTTTTAAAATCTTCTACTCCACAATTTGAAATAGTTTTTCCAAAAAGACCTAAAAAAAATGAAACATTCATCCCTACTAAACCTTTCTCAAAAAAGAATGTGATATTTTCTTTATTTTCATCAATTTTATCAAGATTTAAACTTTTTCTTGTGTCTCTTCCGTTATCTCTGCCATTAAAATACTTATAGCCTTTAAAATAGTTCAGTAAATTTACTCTATTGCTCATTTTTTTCAGTCTCCTTCAACCAAGAATCTTCTATCCCAAAGTTTAGAGATATTATTGTTCCTGGAAAAAAATTTTTTAGTTTGAAAATATTCTTTCTTATTTGCTCTCTAAAAAAATTATTGTCATCATTAAAAATTAATATACCTTTATTATAATATTTTTTATCATTTATATCAAATTGTATTTTTGTATTTCCACTTATGAGAGTAAAGGTAGGCATAATTCCTTCTTTTGTTTTTAAAGAAAAAAAGAAATCAAAAACTGCTTTCATTCCTGTTCCTCTTATATCTCCATTTTTTTCATACTCTCTGCTAATTTTAAATTGTAAAGCATAAAGTGTACAGAACATTTCCTCAGAAAATTCTTCTGAAAACTCCCCATTTTGCTCTTTATAAATTTCAATCATCTTATTTAAAGATTCTTTGATATCTTTTGAATTATATTTTATACCTTGATAAAATGTGTCTCCAAAATTTATGAATGATAAATTTATTTCTCCTATATCTTTTTTAAAAAAACCTGTAATAAAATATTGAGAGTATTCGTCACCCAAATGTTCTTTAGAATTTGTCAATATTTCTCCAACTAAACTATTAATACAGTTATATCCAAAAGGACTTAATATTTTACCTTTTTCTTTTTGAGAGTTAGATATATAATCACTTATATATGTGCAATTATCTTTTAATGGGTCAAGTAGAATATCCCCATGAATTCCTAATTTTAATATTTTTATAAGTTCAACTTCACTTTTTCCACCAGCTATTAGATTGAAAGGCTCTATACCCAAAGCATAACTAGTAATTTCTTCATCTTCACCACATATATGCCTGAACAAACTATTTCCCCATAACAGTGCATTTATATTTTCTTTCTTTGGATTTGTTCCTAATATAGTTTTTTTTCTTTTCCCTTCTTCTTCACAATTAATTCCGATAATAAGAAACATTAATGTGAATAATGTAGCTGAACTTAGATCAATATCTTCACAAACTTCCCAAGATATGAATACTGTTTTTTTATGTATAATTTTATAAGAAAATAAAATTTTTTTAAAGAAATCAATAGTTTCATCAGTGTTTTCTATAAAAGATAAAACTCTAGGTACTTCCAGAAAATATTTGTTTGATTTTACTTTTTTGTTTATGAGCCAACCTTTTCTTTCTAAAAAATTTATAATTTCCATTTTTCTTTCCTTTTTTATTTTATAATATTATTATAAATGTAAATGAAATAAAAATCAAATATAATATTAATAAGATAAAAAATAGGGGCAGGATAAAATCCCACCCCATTACTTGATGAACTTTCTAATCTCCTCCACATCTTTTTTTAATTTTGACTGTTCTTTCTGAATAGCTTCCAATAAATCTGTCATTCTTTGAATAGTATTTTTATACATTTCAAATGTACTCTTATCTTTCCAGATGAAATATATAAGCATAGCTCCTATGGCTCCATATTGTAATAATGTAGCATCCATAATATCACCTAATTCCTAAAATCTTATGCCAGTATGCATAATACTCTTTTGCTTCTTTTGTTTTATCTATAATAGCCTTATCTTTGTATCCCTCATTTTGTAGTTTTGGCTTCCAAGATGGCTCTTCGAAAGCTCTCACTGCTGCATAAAACCTTTTTCTTGTTCTGTTATCTACTCCTGTTTCTTTCATAATATGCGTAAAAATTTTATCTGCTAATGTTCTATTTATCCCAGTATTATTATATGTAGAGTACAAATAATCGTGAATAACTGCTGTCTTGATGTATTTCCCAAATGGATTATATAGCCATTGTAGACTTTTAGGAACAGAAGCTCCATCTGTTATAAAAGATTTGGGTACTCTTATCAAGTACCCATTTATATCATAAATATACTCTTCTAGCAAAATTGCCTTTCCATTTGAAATTGGATCCAGGATTAATTTAGTTTTCTCCATCTTCCTCATTTCCTTTTATATCTATCTTATAGCCTGCTGCAAAGATATCAGAAAACTTTTGTAATGTCTTTTCTATAATGTCTATCATTCTTTTTCTGCTAATAAATTTAATTATTATAATTCTTGCTATCCAAGGTAAACTAGAAGTTCTAAATAATATAAAGTTTACTGTTGCTTCTAATTTCTTTCCATTTTCACCGTGATTAAAACTTTCTTCTGCAAAAATTACTGATTGTCTAAATATATTCACATATTGTTTTCTATTGTAAATAAGATAGACTAAAATTAGCCCTGCTACTGCTATCCATATCCATTGTTCTGTATTAAAACCTGCTAAATATCCTACCACTTGATTAATTAAATCTTTCATTTTTACCTCTTAAAATTCTTTAATATTTTTATAATAAATTTGTCTGGCCAGACTGTTTATTATTTAAAAGCTACCTTATCTGCTCCTTTTATTTGCCAATGTGGAGCATCCTTAAATGTTTTCCAACAATTTCCACCCCATTCAATTCCATATTTTTCTAATAATCCAGCATTTTTAGCTGTGTTATAGATGTCTTGATAGTAATGGAAATCTTTCCAACTTCCTTTATAAATTATTTTTTCTACAATCTTTTCTACTTTTTTACCATTTTCTATTACTACTGTTTTAACCTTTTCTTTTACAAGAACCCCAATGTCTGCTGCATACCCGAGTCCATCATATTTAGTTTGATGATTAGATTTTTGCTTGTAACCATCTACCTTTGTTACTTTTATTCCCTTTGTTGTTCTTCCTTGTTGATATAATTTATTCTGTTCCTCTGCGGTCCTAACTCCTGCTGTAATCTTAAAATCCCAAGGGCTTATTAAAATTAACTCCTCTAAAAAATTTACCAGGTTTGGATGTACTCCTTCCAATTTATCCAAGCTGGTTTGTGATAAAGTGTACATACCTATCAACTTCTTTATAAAAAATTATTAAATAGACTTTGTAATTTACTATTTATAGCCATTAAAAAAAGGTAGCTATATAAACTACCTTTAATTCTTAAATTAGCCTCTAGCAAGTTTAGAATGTATTTCTTTTCTTTTCTCTTGCTCTCAAATTCAGCTTTTGTAACTTCTTTTGGATTTACTTTTGTTTTAAACCAATTTTCTGTATTGTAAACTGATTGAGTGGGAATAAAAAAGAACTTATTTAAAAGTAATTATGAGCTGCACCCAAAATCTTGGACACAAGATTGGATGTACAGTTTTTTTGTGAGTAAATTAACAAGAGAAGAGAAAATTGAAATATTTGAAAGAAGAAAAAAAGGTGAAACTATTTCTTCTTTACAAAAGCTTTTAATATTCGTGAATCTAATATTAAATATTTAATTGCTTTAATTGATAAATATGGAAATAATATTTTAAGAAAAGAGAAGAATAGAGCTTATTCAAAAGAATTTAAGTTACAGGCAATTAATAGAGTTTTAATTAATCATGAGTCTATAAATTCTGTTGCTATTGATATTGGTTTAGTATCTGCTGGTATTTTACATAATTGGCTTTCAAAATTTAAAGAAAATGGGTATAATGTTGTAGAGAAGAAAAAAGGAAGGAAACCTAAAT